CTTGTAGTTTACGGTTGCGGTAGGCACTGCTCCTCCATTTACGGTAAAAGCAGCACCTCCGGTGAAAATGCCTCCTGTTGCGAAATCATACGCATAGGTTCCATTATCGATATACAGCTGGATTGAATCAGTAGGGGAAGGTAGAATGGCCCGACCCCCCTAAACGGTGTTGGAAATGGGCATGATGAAGGCCACAGGAGCCGGAATGTTTGCAGTGGTGGTCACTGCAGCATTGATAACACCTGCAGAAGTCTGGTGAATAGCATCAGCCAGAGTTGTGTAGGCGTTATAGAAATTTGTCGAAGAGTTGAGGCCAAGATACACAAGTGCATTCCGGCCAATAACTGTACCACCAGCCACCGTAGTGAGTGAAGTGGTCAGCTGAACAACTATGACTTCATTTCCAGGCTCGATGGCCGCTCCAGTTGTCGCATCACGGAAGGAGAAGTTGAGAGGGTTCCCAGCTGTCACCGTGGTTGCAGACTGAAGCGTGAGGTTCGCATACACCTGGTTAAAGGCGCGCGCGATTGCATCATCATTGTTGCCGCGGAAATCAATGTCGTACTCGAGCCAAAACTGGCCAGTCTGTCCGACGAGCGAATCACCGCTAGATTGGTTCTGACATAGCCCTAACACGGCAGCTTGAACATTGCCGGCCGAGCTGAGACGAGAAACCAACCCAGAGAAGTTGGTCTGTGAACAAACCAACCAATCTTCCCCTCCCCATTCACCAGGGCGAACCACATCCATCTCAAAAGCTGAGCTGATCATTCCAGTCACCACCTTATCTTGTTCAGACATAATGGTCAAATCGAACGCCGGTTGATAGCTTGTTGAAGTGGCTGACGCCAGTGGAATCTTCGATGGATCCCTCATATACGTCATAATGTAGTTGCCGTTGGCAAACGATCCGGTCGTAGGAACGTACCGGATTTTCATGCTTCGTGGCCTCCACTCTGAGAACAATGATGCCATTGTACTCAGGCGGTTGTTGCCAAGAGAAAGAGGCGTAATGGGTAGTACCGGTGTTATGGGTACTCCGGTGTTTGTGTTCATTGCCGACCCTCCAAAGGTTGCAGTCGCATCAAGCGATGGCTGCAGGAAGGCTGGCAACAAATGGCACCCTTTTTCATTGTGTGTACTCAGTGGTGCAATCCTCTTGAAGCTGAGGGAGTTTTGGACATTTGCAGTGAGACGGGGAACGCCCGCAACTTGATAGCTGCCTTTCGCTCCTCGGACCGAGACATTTCCGCCCGTCCCCTTCTGATTTCGGGGACGTCGTTGTCGTCTTTTGGGGGGCAAGGGCTTGCCGTTTTTATCGACATTGCTTCGTCGACGGCCACCCATCCCTCGTTCTTTGCGTCGTTGCCTCTGACGCTTGCGTGCTGCTGCTGTCTTAACCATTGCATCGGAAAGTTTTAAAGCGGCTTCGTATTTCACCATGGGACCGCTTTCTTTCGACGAATAATGCCAATGCATGTAGGCATCTGAATGATCAAGCTTGAAACAATACGACCTTGCAGGCAAGCGCCTTCGCAGCTCTAACAGCTTCTCTCGAAGCCTCACTCGCACTCTCTTATCAGGCCAACACATCATGTAGACACCGTAACATCGCTGGTACGCCATCTCAGGGGTTCTGTCGGTCTGTTTGGAATGCATAAGGCGCGCCACAGACTTGCCAGTCATGTGGAGCGGTAATCTCTCCCGAGAATCTTCCTCAACGATGGTTGCCGTAGAAAGAAAACTCAGTTGGGTCGAGACGCGAGGCTCGTCATCCTCGAATTCAAATACTCCGCCAATTTGTGCCACCACGCGCTTGATCAACAATGGCTCGAACCACGGCGTTTCTTTACCGGGTTTCATAAGTCCATCATCGCCTACCACGGCGGCTGTAACGCAGGAAAAAAGTGTAAATCTGCGCTCCAAACAGGCATTTTCTCTGCATCCGACAAGAAAAGCAGCTGCCAAATAAATGTGTGTCGCGAGGTCGTTGAACACTTTGGTCAAATAATGCCCCGTGCAGTGCGTGTTCCGATATTCCCAAATCTCTCCTGTCTTGTTTAGGCACAGGGAAATGCGAAGGTTTCTCATCACATACTCATACACAGGCTGAGCATCACCAAAATCGTACGCTCTCATGAGAATCAGGTCCACGCTACGGTAGATAAAGTCGGGCCACAACGAGTCATAGTACTTCCCGTCGAAGCCATACACTTTAGCTTTACCTCCGAATGCGGCGTGCATCCTATCCCATCCACCATGAAACTCATCAAAGCCCCCAAGCACAAAATGCCTAGGGTAATCTGAGTTGAGATGCGCTTTCGTGCCAGTGAGGAACAGTCTGATTTGTTTGTACAGAAAGTCCACATTGACCGGACGTAGCACTCTTCCTCCCTTACGCTTGATAGTAGCGTTTGGTAAAGATTCAACTTTGAAGGTAGTGGTGGTGAACACTGGACTTGTTTCAGTGTTCAAAAAGTTTCGATCAAGTTTAAATTGGTTCTCAGCAGTCAAAAAGTTCCCTTTAGTTTGATATTCTTGAAATGGGAACAATGGAGCTGATTCCGGCTTCATTTGACCTAGTGCGTCTTCATGACACACAGGAGCGAACCTCCGGTAGGGCGTGACCTGTCCCGACCAGGGTAACCTGCTCCAGGCTAAATCTAC